CTCAATAACATTACCCTCTCCATTCAAGGGCTTAAACCCTTGGGAGGTAGGTTTTGTTGTTAGCCAAAAGTTTCAAACTATATTTAGTAAGAAATTTAAATTTATCGATAATGGTTTATTATCTTTAACAACTGCAGGACCTAACAATTCAGTTTCTCAGCTGGGAGGACCCCAAGATGCAATTGCATTAAGGGAATCCTCACTTCTTAATTCATTCAAGGTTTTGTCCAATTATTTCGGTAATAGTGTTGAACACTTATTATCTAAAGAGATTGAAGCAACTCAGGGAATAAAAGATGAAGGTTGATTACTGGGTAAGTTATCCATAAAGGAAGAAGCAGCAGGTAAACGTAGAGTGTTCGCGATAGTTGATAATTTTACTCAATCTCTTTTAAAACCAATCCATGACCATGTCTTTAGTATATTGGAAAATATACCTCAAGATGGGGCTATGGATCAAATGAAACCTGTTCGTAGATTATTAAGTAATAATCAGAAGGGTAAAACCTTTTGTTATGACCTTAGTAGTGCTACAGATAGATTTCCTATTGGTATTCAAGTTGATATCTTAAGTCATCTTTATAATAGGGACGTTGCTAATGCTTGGAAACAAGTATTATGCGACCGTCCTTATTATTTGAATGAAACTAAAGAAAAGTATTATTATGCTACCGGACAACCTATGGGAGCCCTTTCTTCTTGAGGTGTATTCTCTTTATGCCATCATTTCATTGTACAACTAGCTGCAACCCGAATGGGTCATAAGACTTGATTCAAGGATTATGCTTTATTAGGAGATGACATTGTCATAACTAACGAAGATGTAGCCAAGGAGTATTTTGATATAATGGTTAATGAGTTACACGTTTCCATAAACTTATCTAAAAGTCTACAGTCAAATGTTGGGGTTATGGAGTTCGCAAAACGTATCATTGGTCCTAAAGGAGATTTCTCTCCCGCTGGTCCAAAGAATATTGCGTTAGCTCTTCATGATCGTCTCAATCTCCCTAGTCTATTCGTAGATTTAATGGAGAAAGGGTTGAACATCGACTATTATTCTTTATTAGAATTTCTTTCCAAATCTAAAGAGCAATCTCTGTGAAGTTTTACTTGACTAGAGAAACATTCTTTTATTTGGAGTACACTTAAACCCTTTGGCTTTCTCGAATCTTATCATCATTCGCCCCATAAATGGGTTAAATGATTTAAAGACAAGAGTAAAGTCATTAGCAATTTAAATGCACTATCGGAATTTCTTTTAAAGGAGTGAGAAGATCAAAAGATCGACGCACTTAATAGTTTAATCTCTAACATTAAAGCTTTAGACGGTTGAAAAGTCGTTGGTCCTTTATGCATTCAGAGTAGTTTATTACCATCTATTCAACATCAGAAATTAAAACTTATTGAAGAATATTTCTCAACTTTAGAGTTGGGATCCTTCAAAGTTAAGATTTATGAAGAAGATTATGATGGTTATTTAATAAACCTGAATGATAAAGATGACAATTTAGTATCAAGTTTAGATATAATGAGTGTCACTCCTCACGGAGCTGGTTCTCAACTTATCGAATTCTTAAGTACTGAATTACCTAGTATTTCTTCC